AAGGGCGTTTCCAGCAGGCTGCTGCGAAAGGAACGACCGGACTTTGCGGATCGATACTGGAAAAACATCTTATGGTCTCCTTCCTACTTCGCCTCGTCTTGCGGCGGTGCCCCAATATCCATCATCCGCCAGTACATCGAGCAGCAGCAAACTCCACTTGTGGAGCAGTATTGGGAAGAAGAAGGCACTCGCGACATGTCTGAAAAGCTTCCCTGGCTCCGGTGCCTTGAGTCTCAGCCTGAGCCTATCGCCAAGCGCTACCGTAGCTGACGCTGACCGTTGCTCGCACCGCACAACACTGCATCATGTTTTCGAGGATATCGAGACTCGCAGGATCACCAACGACGAAAGAAAGGACCACCATGCATAAACTCCTCTCCATGGCGCTGCTCGGATTGTTCCTGCTCTCAGGCTGCGCGTCGCTCGTGAGCGGCACGACTCAGCGAGTCACCTTCCAGAGCATCCCAGATGATGCGCTGGTCACGCTGGACGAACTCGTCAGCCATATGAAGCGCGGGGGGAACCGGTACATTATCTCCTCATCGCGAATCATGGGGAAGACCCCATTTACGAGTCAACTCGATCGCGAGGATGGGCGCACGGTGACGTTTTCAAAGGAGGGCTATCAGTCAGTCACGGTCAACCTCACCACGGTCACTAATGGCGCGTTTTGGGGCAATATTCTCTCTGGCGGGTTGGCTGGCTCATCGACGGATAGCGTCTCTGGCGCGATCCACGAATATGAACCCAGTCATTACATGGTGTCCCTGGTGCCGTTGAAATCGAGTGCGATTGAAGGGAGTACGCGCTACAGTCAGCGGGATAAACTGCGCGCGTTCGTGCTCATCCGCTACGCCAGCCTGATTGATGCTCTCAGCACGGGGCACGGAGAGGATCTCTCGGCGCTCCTCAGCATGTTGCATATTGAGACTGAGAATGAAGCTGACGCCACGCGCGCACTGCTCGCCATGGCCCTCGTCATTCCAGATCGCGCGGCGTTCGCGACAACGGTCACAGCACGCTATATGCCAGAGCGTTGAGGGCAGGTCCCGGCGCACGCGGCATCTACTGGCTGACGGCCGACACCCCCGCCAACCACAGGGACCACTCGCGAATACCCCGATCGTGCGCGCGGGCGAGGTCGGCCCGCATGGCGTCCTGCTCAGCACGGTTGCGGAGGATCAGGCCATCGATCCGATCGCCGCACGCCATACATTTCCACCACCAGCGCCCGCGCCGGTCTAACCGCTCCCTCACCGTGAGCCCATGGCAACGCTGGCAGGTCATGGCGTCAGACCGGCAAGCCAAAGAGGAGGATGTTCGCCTCCATGACATCCAGGCCGTGCACCTGGCAGCGCCCGACCACCTGCTCAATGATCTGCTCCTGCATGTCCATGGCCGACAGGTGTTTATCGATCCGCAGCTCCAGGTGGAGGGCCTGCCCTCGATCCGTCTCCACCGCCGCATCCATCATGAGCGACTCGCCAAGAAAAGCCCTCGGGGTGATATCGACCATCACGGTCATCGTCTATTCCTCCTTTTCACAGCGCCCGGTGGCGGCTTCACGTGCCCGGCCTTGACCATGGCGGTGTTGATGTTGATCGACCCGACCATCACCGCGCCGAGGACCCGGCCGTATTTCTCAAACTCTTTGTTGATCATCGTCCGGATGACCAACGGCGCGGGGAGCTCGTGCAGTAGCTGGTACAAACATTCTTTTGCCTTGAACCCGGCATCGGTGCGCAATTCCGGGGCATCGTACCCGGCCATCCGCACGAAGGCGCGATAGTGGATGTGGAACCCCAGATCGAGATCCACCTCGATGGTGTCGCCGTCCAGCACCCGCAACAATGTCGCCCGGTATTCGTACATCATTCCCCCTGGTGTGCGGTCTGTTGGACGACGAACCGCCCCGCGTCGAACTGCGCTAGGGCGTGGTAGGCGTCTCGATATCGGGCGAGCTGCGCCATGGCCTCGTGGTAGGCCTGTACGACCTCAGCCGTGGTAACGGCTCCCCCTGGTAGCTCGTGAGCATCGGCGGGGTCGGCATCGGCGGCGGGCAGACGGTGGAGACCGGCGTTGTACACCCCGCTAGCAGCGTCCCACACATCGACAAAATCAGCATCCACGGCGCAGCGTTGGACCGGCGCGTTGACATATTCCACCACCTTTTGTTCCACCACCTGAATTCTGGTTTTGGTGTCGCCCTGCACGATAATGTAGCGCACCTCTGAGACCGCCGCGTTCTCCGCCTCGGCGATAATCTGGCTGTACGATTTTGTGGCCTGCACGGTCACCGCCGCATCCCAGGATTCCTGCACCGCCGCACGGCCCTTGAGGTAGCCCACCCCACCAGCAATGGCCAGCGCCGCCACGACGCCGATCGCTTTGATGGCGATGGGAGGGATGGGGATCACGGCTTGGCCTCTGGTTCAGGCACCGATTCCGATGTCACCGTTGATGTCACCGTCTGCGTGGTTGGCACTGGGGCGGCCGTGGAGTTGTAGAGCATCACGTCTTTGTTCGTACTGTTGTGCGTGGTGCCCAGCCAGTAGCCGACGCCACCTGTCGTCAGCCCGATGGACGCCACGATATACATGTCCAAAATCGAGAACGCTTTCGGGTCGGCTGGTAGCGCCCCCATAAACACGACCCACAGGATGAAGCTGCCCCAGCCATAGAACCCCATGAGTGTGGCGCCGACGATCAATGCTGGCATACGGCTTTGCGCTGGTGTCACGATGTTTCTCCTCGTTCGTGAGATGGCCGGCGCACCACTTCCTTGTAGAGGGCGGTCATCGTCTGGTTTGTTTCGTGCAGCATGTTCTTTATTTCCTCAAGCCGCGCGCAGGTATTACGCTGCTCCACCTTCAGCACGGCGATCTCACTAATATGTGTGGATTGCTGCGCGAGCACGTTCCTGATTTCCGCCCACACCTTCGCAACCTCCATCTCCACGTTGCGCTCCGACTGTTTGAGCTCGGCAGTCACGCTCGTTTTGTACCGATGGAAGATGGCAATGAGGCCGCCGGTCACCGCGAGGGCCATGGGCACCAGCACCCCGATATATCGCGCCATCCAATCGAAAAACGGGACGACTCCATTCTGATCATTCACTCCCACGGCGTCCTTGCGTTCTCACGTGCCTGTTTTGTCTGGTCCATTTCGTCCCTTTCGCCGACCGTGCATGCTGGCACTCAGGCTATACCTGCACCGGCTCCACGGCGTGGGCGAACTGCGCATGGATCACGCGGTGCTCGCCCTCGCGCGTCACGATCAATTGCAACCCCAGCGGCACCGGCAGCGCTTCAATCGTGCGCCTGATCAGGCTCACGGAGAGCTCATCGATGCGCCCGTCCGCGAATCGCGGGCAGTGAATATCCCAGGCATCGCCTCGACAATGCGGAAACTGCGCGAGCCGCCCCGCCTGCATGGTCACCAGCGTCTGATAGAATCCTTCTGCCAACTGCTTGGACGAGGCGGTCTGATCGAGATGTTCCTCCATCCAGTCCTCCAGTTGCTGCACCATCTCTTTATTTTTGTAGGTGCTATTCAGCCAGCCCACGCCATGCCTGATCGTGTTCTCCGCCATCGCCCTGGCCTGTCCGCGCACATCGCGGCGTCCTGACGTAAAGACGACGCCAGGATGGGCTGCTCGAGTCAGCTGCGCCGCACGTTTCGCGTTCGGCGCGAGTTGCATCTCCTCGATCGTGAGACCCATGTCGGCACCTCCTCGTTTCTGTTCGCCCAACTCAATCCCATCGTCGAGACCGCGTACAGATCCATCGGGTCCGTGGTGCTGATGCATTCGATCACCCCTTCACGGTGCCCATGATCCCGGCCGCCATCAGCCCAGTGGCGGCATTATCCCCATAGAATGTGGTCGTCCCTGTCGCATCGCTGCGCTCAATGGCCGTCAGGTAGGTGCGCCCTAGTGCGAGGAACCCTCTGTATTGCGCCTGGATGGATATTTTATGAATAGACCCCGTTTCGCCTTTGCCTCCGACATAGAGCTGAGCGGAATTGACGGTGGCTGAGTTGATCCCCACTCCGACTGCCGCATGCGCTAGGGAGCTGGAGCTGTTGAACAGCCCTTGTGTCCAGGCTTGCACCGGATCTTCGGCCCAGCCCACCACACAATCGATCTGATTGCCCGCCTGATTGTTGAACTGCCGCCAGGTGGAGACGGTGTAGGTCCACGAGTCAGCGGTTTCCAGTATCTGCATCGGGCGGTCCGCGCGGTGGTAGTAGTTCCAGAGATAGCGTTTGCCGACCGAGTCCTCCGTTTGCCCCGCCACCGTGGTGGTCCTGAACGAGCCGAGGTATCGCCGCGTGGTCGCGCCGCTTTTCACCAGGATGCCGTTTTGCCGGACCAGCCCTGTGGCGCGTGTCGTGTCGTTCGTCCAGGACAGCACTTCCAGCGTGGGCGTCCCGGCGTTGTCGTAGCAGTACACGTCGAACATGGTGCTCGCGCTGGCTGGTACGGCAATCGATAGTTCAGCGGACTGCCTCAGCACCCATGCCGATCCGCTATAGAGCGCAATAGAATATCCATTGTTGGGCGTGGCGTAGATCGTCGTTTTCGCGTTCTGGTCCGTCGTGGTGATCGGGGTGACCGTCGCCAAGGTCAACCGGAAATCCTGGATTGATGCTGCAACGGAATCGATGTACCCGCGATTCGCCACCCCGAGCGCCACAGCCGGAGCCGCCGCCACCAGGCCCCCTGAGAGCGTAGGCGCGTAGAGAGTCGGCCCAAATATTTCTTGCCAGAGCGTGCCCGTCCGCTTGTACATCACCCACTTCTTCGTATCGTCGAGCACAATGTCTAGGCCAGCCTGATTCACGTACTGCCCAGCCCCGCCCGCGCTGGTCTTGATCGTCACCACTCTTGCCGAGTTGGCGCAATGGATGAGGACCAGCGATCCATCGGGGAGATTGGTTTGGACCATATTGGTCAGATCGTCGCTCGCCGCGCTCGCCTCTGTTTCAATGCTGAATATTCCCGGCCCCCCACTCGGAGGCGTCACCGATCCGCTGGCAATGGTCAGCGTGGTTTCGGTGATCCCTGCGCCGGGGATCTGTTTGATCGACGCAATCAGATCCTCCAGCCCTGTTTTGGCTTCTCCCTCAGTCCTCGCCGCATTCGAGATCCAGCCCGCTACCGGTAACGTTGCCATGATTCAGTTCTCCTCTAGTAACCTTTAAGCACGAAATCGCTCAACCCATCGACCAGGGAACCCTGCAAATCCACCGCCAGCACCAGCGGGCCGGTAGGCTCTTTATCGAGCACTCTGATTCTCGCCACAATCCCATCGTCGATCGGTGTCGGCGCCACGATGAGGATGGCGGCAAACGGTTTGGTGACTGGTAGCCGCGTCGTGCCGTCCTGCGAGATCGCCACACTCAACAGCGTTTCCTCAAGATCCGGCATGTCGAAGATCGCCTGCAATTCCGAAATACGCCCCTGCACATTGCCGCCCTGCGTCGTGATCCTGACCTGATAGGTTTGCCTCGTGTACCCGGTCAGTTGCCCAGGCCATGGCGCAAACGCTGACGGCAGACCTGTCCAATACAACGTGCTGTCCGTCGTCCACATCGGCGCCACGGGGTCTCCCCAATGCAGCGATCCGCTATCCTGTGCGTATTCCACGAGGGAGCCGTTGGCCTGGATGATCATGTCGAGCAGCAAAATCCCGCCGAGCCATGGCAAGGGCGGGGTGATCGAGCATGTGTAGGTCATGTCTTTAAACGTGCCGGGCCACATGATCGCCGCATTGTTGGTCCAGAACGGCAGGCCGTTTGATTTCCAGAATAGGGTATCCGAGCTGGCCACGGCATCGCCGCCGATCACGGACCCGTTGATGAACGTGCCAGGGAACCCCGCGTCCTTGAAATCGACAATCTCCGCCACGTTTTGAAATTGCCGCGCGCCATAATCCACAAAGAAGGTGCCAGGGATCAGGCTTTCATTGCCCGACGTGTCGACCGCCTTCACGAGGTAGGTGCGCTCCCCGGTATCGCGAAACAACACAAAGCTGGTTTGGCTCACCAAGCTATCGTGCAGGGGCATGGCGTCGCCCCAGCTGGTGCGTGCACCAACCTGCACGCGCACACGAAACCCTGCGAGATCAGGAGGAGGAGCCGGATAGAGCCAGATCAACTGCTGGCCGTTGACCGAGAGGCCTGTCACATCTGGAGGCGGAGAGGTTTTGCCGATCACCTCGACCGCTTCCACCGTCACCCAATCGGAGGTCTGTCCGAGTGCACCCAGCGAGCGGAACCGGAGATCATAGTTGTACCCCTCCAGCACCGTATTGAGAGAGACCTCCACGATCGAGGAGGCCGCGAAGATGTGCCGCTCCCACGAGGCCTGGCTGCCCGCGAGTCGATGTTGCGCCTCCAGGCTGAGCGCGGGCGTGGCGGCCCCTGACGAGAAGTGCAGCGTCACGAGAATGCGAGGGACCAGCGAGCCGTCCGTGCTGCGGAGCATGACCGTTTCGTCCGTGGCGATGCGATCAATGCGAGGCTGCGCAATCTGTTCGCGCCCTTTCTGCGGGAGCGTGATGTGCGATTCAAACGGCGGGATCGCGCCGCTTGACGCGAGGTGCACGCCCGGCGCCGCATCGACAAAGGTCATTTTCGCCGTCAAGTCTTGCCCTGGCTCAATCGATTTGACGAGCAGTTGCACGGTCTCCAAGTCGTAGAGCCCGAACGCAATCAGGTCTCCGACGGTCAGCTTCGGCGCGAGATAGTAGACGACGCCGTTGACCACCGAGGCGATATGCTGCGCGCCGTTGGCATCGATCAGGGCGGCCCTGAGCTGTCCCGTATCCGCGCCGCTGGTGATCGTCACCAACCCCGCGTTGCTGATGGAGGGCGTGTGGACGGTGGCCGCGTTGAGCTGATCCGCGTAGACTGGAGGCGTGGCCGTGAGCACCGCGCCAACCGGCGCAAACGTGACCAACCCATGCGCGCTGATCGTGGCCTGCCACGCCTGCGCGTTCGGCGACTGCAAGGTCCATGCGGTAATAATCGCCATACGTCCCTAATGCTGATCGCAGCCGCAGGTATCGCCTGCGCCGGTGGAGAATGTCCCGAACCGCACATTGTCGAGTTCGACGTTGCCGGCGGCCGAGCCTGAATAGATCATGATGCCGCCGCGTCCCCCGGTGTAGGCCGAGTTGGTGGTGGTCAGGAGTTGTGTGCCGTTGCGGAACAGCGTCAGCGCGGACCCGCGCTTCTCCGCTCGCAGCACATCAGTGGCCGCCCATGTCGTGGAGTTTTCCGAGACCAAGATATCCGGCGCGCTGGCTGTCCCGTTCGCCCATTTCATAATTCTGGACTTGACGCCCGACACCCCGACCAGCGCCGTGAATTCGTACGCATTGAGATTGCCTGGTGCATTCGCCGCGAGGAGGCATCTGGGGGCACGCACCCCGGAGCCAGTCATGGTCGCAAGGGTGAACTCGCACCACTGATCATTCGGGAGCGCCACGTTGTAGGTCATCGTGGCGTCATTCGTGGTTCCGGCAGCCCTGATTTCGTTGCCCACTATCGTGAGGTTGAGCGCTGCAGAGCTTTGGGTGTACCCTCCCTCCCATGGCGAGGTGAGCACCCCATCGGCACGGTTGAACGTATCGGAGAATGTCACCGTCCGGTCACCGAGGTCATCGATCACGCCGCCGGTCGTGGCGCCTGTCACGTTGGAGAGCGGGCCGTAGACCGCATCCACATTGATGGTCCCGCGATAGGGGATCATCTGGAACTCGTAGGCCGTCGTGGTGGTCAGGCCTGTCACCGTGCAGGTTTTGGTTGCGCCGATGGTCGTCCCGGCCACTGGTGTCGAGCAGGTGCCGCTCGTCACCGACGCGGCCGTCCCCCAATCCATCGTCGGCGTTTTGACTCGCACATCGTAGGTGGCTGGAGCCCCCGCCCCATTGCTCACCTCCGTGAATGCCAGCGAGACATCTGTCGCACCGATAGAGGTCACCCGCAGGTTCGTGATCTGATTGTCCACCGTGACGACGAAGGGAATTTCAACCGTCGTCCCGCTCTCATTGCCTGAGGCGTCGAACGACGCCAGCGAGAGGTAGTGCTGCCCGGCATTGAATCCGAGAGACAGGCAGGTTGCCGACGTAATCTGCCCCCCATAGGTTTTAATGAGTGTTTTGGGCTGCGCGGTGGAGGTGCGATCGTACAGGCGATACCCGGCCAGATCCGGTTCTGTATTCGCAATCCATGCAACGGACGTACAGGTGCCGTTGTATTGCACGCCCTCTGCAGCGGCCTGGCCGGTCCATCCCGCCATCAGCACGGCCATCAGTATGAGGAGACGCAGGATCATTAGTTCGGTATCTCCGGCGAGCAGTTGATTTCATACAGCACGGTGCCGTTGTAGCGAAATGTGACCACCCGATTTTTCGCGGTCGTGGGCTTGGTGAACGTCGCCATTTTATAGAGCGTGTCCCAGGTAATCGTCCCGAGCGTCGCCCCGCTCGTGTTGCTGACCTGGATCATGACGAGATCACCCGCGACGAGATTCGTGGGGTTGACGATCAGGAAATCGAGGTTCGTGGCAGCGGAAATGGTGTGGAGCGAAGCCAACGACGCGTCGATGGCGACCGTCGCTCCAAACGTCGCGGCGACCTCAGAGAGCCTCAGGCGCGTGGCCTCCAGGTCGGTGAACGTCCCGGTGTTCGGCGTGGTGGATCCAATCACGCCAGGCGCCGCCCAATCGATCGTGGATGGAGCCAGGGCGGACCATCCTGCGTTGCCTGTCCCCGACTGTTTCGTGTAGAGGGTCGTGCCGCTTGCGCCATCGTTGCGCTGATACAGACTGCCGACCGGCGCCGTCAGCACCCCCTCGGGGCTCCCAGCCCCAGAGCATATTTTCTGCGCAATGATCACCGCGCATCCTGTTGCCGTGATGGTGGTGCCCGTGATCGCCGCCGGCGTCGTCGTGCCGATCGCAATCGGCGCGGCCCAGTCCCCGCCGTCGAGCAGATCCACATTGAGGTTTGCGACCTTTGTGGTACTGCCCACCACATACGGAGCCGTGCCCGTTGAGACCGTCGAGGTGAATTGCCCGGTGACAGAGAGTGTGGTAAACGCGCCCGTGTTGGGCGTGGCGCTGCCGATGGTGCCAGGCGCCGTCCACGATACCGCTCCGCCTGCGCTCACCGCCACCCATCCGGTATTGCCAACCCCTGATTCCTTTACGTAGAGCGTAGTCCCTGCCCCGCCGTCTGTGCGGAGATACTGCGAGCCGACCGGCTGAGTCTTCACGCCTTCAGGGCTTGCCGTTCCAGATGTCAGCGTCGGCGTCGTGCCGACAATAATCGACGTGTCCCCGCGCAACGTGCTGAATGTGCCGACTGCCGGCGTCACCCCACCGATCGCGCCAGGGACATCCCATGAGGCGCTTCCACCGATCGCCCCGTTAATCGTGGGGCTGGTGAGGACCGGCGTCGTCAGCGTGGCGCTGCCAGCCACCGTGCCGGTGATTGATGGACTGGTAATGGCCGGAGCCGTGAGCGTTTTATTCGTGAGTGTTTGAGCTGCCGTGGTATTTACCTGCTCACTGGATTGTGCATGAACAAACGACGACGTACCAAGGAGCAGCGACAGCGCGAGTAGGAGTATTCTCATGGCTAGACAGGCTCCACAAAGGTCAAGGTTGATTGCGCACCGGCCACCGTCACCACTTCCCGCTGCAATTGCGTGCCGTCGTTGAGCCGCAGCCGCACGCCATAGCGAACCCCGGCGGTCATCACGCAGGGCTCATCCAGCGTCACGGTGGCGACCCTGCCGATGCCGTCCAGCGTGAACGATTTCGCGCGGCCGCTTGAGAGTCCGAACAACGGCACATCATGCTGCACATGCACCAGATCGCCTGGGAGCACGGCGAGATGTTCAAAATCGCAGGAGAGCCGGAACAGTTCAGACCGCAGCTTCAGCACGCCCAAGTGGTAGCGCTGGAGTTTAAAGATCTGCTCAGGATCGTTCACGCCGAGCCCTGCCTCCACTGATTCAAACCGCGTGGCCTCCGGCAGATCCGTCTGATCGCCCCAGGTATCGCGCCTGATGCCGTCCGCCCCGGTCACCCCATACCCATCGGCGATCACGAGGCGCTCGTCCTGCTCCAGCGTGTCCGCATTCGCAAACCGGACTTTCAGCGCGTGCGGAAGATCCACAAACAATTTCGTGCCTTTGAATCCCCACGAATTGCGAGGCGTGAACACCTGAGCCGGAATCGTCTGTGGCACATCTTCCGTGCAGGAGACTTTGCCGTCTCGATAGGCCGGTGTGGCGCGTCCAGCCGCGAGCACATCGCGCCCGAGTTCTGCCACCGTCGAACGAAAGTCGATGATCGCGTTAAATTCAAATCCATGCGCGGCGCAGCGCGCGTGCAATCCCTGCAGTGCGGCCAGGTCAATTCGGCTATCCTCCTTGGGCCGAGCGTTCGCGGTGCCCTGATGCACGTTTCGAAAGACCGAGGCGGGGTTGTTCGTCTCCCGCTCGACCCAGGTGGCTCCATCCCAATCCGGGAGAATAGAATGGGCAATCGCGTTGAACGAATCCAGCGTGCCGTGTAACTGATCCGTAGCGCGAATCCGCACCGCCACACTCGCCATACCGGCCGGGAGCAACCGCACACCCGCGCGGACCGTTCTGAGCGCCGTCCAGAAGGAGAGATCGTGCACCTTGGGATCTGTCTCGTTCACCACCAACGTCAGCCTGGTGAGCTGTATTTCATAGGTGCCTGGAGTCGGCACAGAGAACGTGAGCGATTTCACAAACTGCGTGGTCCTGGCTTCCGTCGTGGTCAGCCCTGCGACCTCATCGAGTCCCCCGACGAAATGCGCTGGGGCCATCGGTGTTACGCGCCCGCTGCCATCGTTGCCCGCTGCCAGCTCGATTCGTAGGATCGAGGCCACTGATCGCGTCGTCTGTTGGAATCTGAAGTTGCGATAGGTGAACGACGCCGCGTTCAGGAAGGCCATGACTTGCGCTGCCGTCGAATAGAGGCCGCTGGTTTTGCGCAAGCCCACCACAAAGGCCCAGGCGTTACTCCCCACTTGCGTCACTTGCAACGTCTCGACCGCACGATCTCCCGTGTCCACATAGGCAATGGAGAGGTTGTTGCCATAGGGCCCGTTCGACGAGGCCCAATAGGTGAGATCGTTGTTCGACCCTGCAAGGACGGTCGTGTAGGAGGCGGGCCACGAGAGCCGACCGTTCGCCACGGTCCATGGCGACGTGCCCTGTAATCGGTATTCAACGCGATGCTGCACCCCGCGAGGCTGTGGCCCGTCCCGGTGCTCGCTAAACAGCCCGGGGAATGTGAGGTCAATGGAAATCTCCGTGGCCGAATCTTTACTCGTGCGAATACTCGTCACGTTATATTTCAGCGGAATCGAAAGCGGTTCCTCGGTCACGATCGCGGGATAAAGCGTATGGGGAGGATCAGAGGCGTACCCCTGCCGCACTTCGATTTGCACGTCCTGGAAAATATCAATCGAGTTCGTCCCGATCTTGAAATCACTCAGCGAGAGCGGTCCCGGCCCAAAACAAAACAGCGCCCGAAGGTACTGATCGTCGCCGACCGATTCAGAATAATGCCGCGCGGCCAATGGCGGGAAGATCCGGTGTCGGCCGTACACACGAGGCATGACACCATAGGGGATGAGCTGGTTCGAGGTGCCGTTCAACGAGAGCGTGTTGCTGGCCCCGCTATTGAGGCCCGAAAGGTCGTTCATTTTGGGCTTGGCGGGCGGGATGAGGGCCGAGACGGCGAGTGATGCCCCAATGCTGGCGACAACAATCGCCGCACTTGCCGCGAACGCAGCGGCCCCCACAAGCCCTGCAGCCCAGTATTGCTGTGCCGCGATTGCGACAACCATGATCGAGATCATCGCAATCATGCGCCCCATGTCTTTCCCTTGACCACCTTCACCACCCATCGGGATCGCGCGCACGTGGACGGATTGACCCGGCCCGGGAATAGTGGTCTCCCATTCGGCGTCCTTGACATACACCCCATCGATGAACACCCGTGCATGCAGGCTGTCCGGCGTCCAGCCAATCGACCGCAGGAGATCGTGTACGTTGCCGCCTACCGGCCTCGTCACATCGATGCGTCCCCGCTCCGCAGAGAGCATGTGCGGCATGGCAATGAGCCGGAGATTGGTGGTCTCTACCTGCATGCTGGCTCCCTCATCTGCGGATGCCGATGCACCCCCATGATGCGTTTCTCCCAGAGTGCGGAGTCCCAGCGGGCCCGCACCGTGCCCACGACGCGCACCGCATGCACGAAATGGGGCGGGTCCACGATCAGCCCGCAATGCCACGGCTGCCCCTGCACGCGCAAGATCATCACGTCCCCAGGCCGCGCCCGCGCCAGCGGGATTTCAGGCCAGTCCATCGACTCACGCATAATCAGCGCAGAGACGGAGGCCTTGTCATGCGTCGTGGTGTAGTCCTCGGTATAGCTGGGGAGGTCGATGCCGAACTGTTCACGAAAGATCAGGAAAATCAGGCCATAGCAATCGATCCCCTCGTGCGAGCGGCCCTTTTCCTCGAAGGGGATCGTCATGTAGCTGGAGACGTTAGGCATCATTAGAATAATCCCGGCGCATTCTGTGGGCTGAATGTCCACCATGGAATCGGCTCTCTATCGTCCTCATCGAGGGCCAAGTCACCCTCCACCACAAACTGGTCATAATCCACATTGCGCAGCGTGAGGTTCGGGAAACTGATCTCAATGATGTCAGGCTGCGACGCGAGCACCAGATCCACTTGCACGGTCGGCGGCTCGCCAGGAGGAATGCCGCGAATCGCCAGGATGATGGAGCGGTCAATGCTATCGAGCACCAGCCGCACGCGCGGGCTCCCGTCGATCCCGTCAGCCGGGAGCGTCACCTGAAACGGGAACGCGGCGTAGACGTTGCCGTTGCTCGTGAGATTTTGCAGATTGTTCACCACGCGCAGCGGACCACCGATGATAGAGGCGTGTGAGATCGAACACATAGACAGGAAGACTGCCCCTGTCTCCTGCGCAAACATCGCCTGTCTGAGTGCCACTGAGAGTGAGCGAGCCATCAGGGCAGCACCTCCAGCGACAGCGTGACGGGAATCGTGTCAGGTCCCAGCATCGAGCCGATCATCGGCGGGGCTTTAAATCGAAAGTTCACCGTCGCGCCACTGATCGGATCCGTCCACTCAAACGGTTGCGTGCCCTGGAGCAAGGTGGTCACATAGAACGCTTCGAGCAGCACCCACTGCGCCTTCGTGAAAAAGTCCATCTGCATCTCATGCTCAACGAGGTTGGCCGTATACTTCGACCGCAGCTTCGGCGGACCCGCGTCCATGGGCGTGCGAATGCGCGTGTCCTGGATCTTGCGGGTGTACCCCTGCCAGCTCCTCATTTGCGGTAATGTCACCGGCCAGATCGGCACGCTATCTCCCTATCGGTTGAGGCGACGCCCCGAACCGCTGCAACGATTTATCCATCGAGCCATCCCCAAAGGCTGCATTCATTTCCTGCCGTACGATCAGGCGAATCTGTTGACGGCCGTCCTGCCCGGTGCTGCGCTGCGTTTCCACCTTGGCCCCCTGCACTTGGTTAATCACCTCGATATGGATCGGGACGCTCACCTGTGTCCCGCCTTGCATGCCCTTCATGGTGACGGGAACCGCCCCACCCTTCAGCGGGATGACGGCTTCAGCGCCGTGCAACATGGCGAGTTGTCCTGAGCCGAAATTGCCTACGCCGCCATCTGAAAAGAATTTTGTACTTGAGAAATTGGCCGCTCCAGTGCCTCCAGCACCTCCGCGCACTCCGCCTGCTGCCCCAGAGAACGCTTGGGCAATCCCCGCCATGACCATTTGGGCCATGATCTGCGAGATGATCTGCTTCGCGAAGTCCAGCACGCTCTTGAGTAAGTCCTTAAACCCTTTGATCTTCCCTTCCATCGCATCGAAAAAGAAGTTCTTGAACCCCTGCTCCATCGCCTGCGCCGTCCGCCGCGCCATATCCGCCGCCAGGCCAAAGCCTGTTTTGGTATCCTTGATATAGTTCCGCATGCCGTTGGCCCAGCCTGCGAAGAAATCCCCGCTCGCCGCGTTGAGGTTATTCGTCGCATCGCGCATGGCGTTAATCTGTGCGGTCTCTTTTTGCAGATCGCTCTTTGGTGAGTTGGCGAGGATGGCCTTCGCGCGTTCGGTGTCATTGGTCTGCCACGCCATCAACAGAGTCGCAGCTTGCCGCTGGTTAAGATCGAGCTCTTTCCCGAGTTGCGCCCGAAGCAAGTCCATTTTGCGCGTATACATCGCCTCGGTATCGTTGCCCAACTCGTCGTAGTAGTTGACCCAGGCCTGAGAGTTGGCGACGAGTTCGTCTCGCTCTTTCTGGCGATCCGCCGCCATGAGATTGGCCCCTTGAATAAACAGATCGAGTTCTTTCTTCGCCTCAGCAGACCTGGCGCGTGTGATCTCGACTTGCCCCTTCAGTTCGTTGTTCGCCAGTTGATCGCGTATGAGCTTGGTGTTCTGAATGAGTTCGGCGAATTTCTTCTGATAATCCGTCTCGACTTTTAGTCTGTCGTCGGCATCCTTAAACCCAAGCGCCGTGCGTTCCGCGTTAAACTGCATCAAGAGATCTCGCGTCTGCTTGATCTGCTCGACTTCAGCGAGGAGTTCGTGTTCCTTAATGTCAATCCGCTCCTCTGTGGCGCGTGTCTCACTGGCGATCCCGTCAGCAATCGACGCATCGACCATGATCTGTTGACGTGCGAATCCAGATCGAATCAACTCCATCTCGTTATCGACGGCCTGCTTCTTCGCCTCGAACTGGGCCTGCAAGGCATCGGCGGCGGTCTTCCTCGCCCTATCTGCATCCACGAGCGGAGCAATGTCCCTGTCACCTGATCGCTTCTTCGTGTTGCCGCCCAAGTATTTCGCTGCGTCAGGATTCTCAATCAGCAGCTGTTTCGCCCCCAGTTCAGCTTCGATCTGTCGAATCTTGAGCTTGAGTTGATCGAAGGTCATCGCCGTGAACATCGTTTCCACGCTTGCGGCGGCAATCTTGACCATCGCCGTGAACGCGGCGACCTCATGCGAGAGGCCCCTGAAAAAGTGTGACGCCGCCTCGCTCCTGAACATCTCCATGAAATCGGACATGATTGGGAGGAGTTGCTTGCCGATGACCATCGTCATCCCACGCGCCAACCCCGTCATCTTGTCCAACTCGTCATTAAATCGATCTGCCGCTTCCGCATCTTCCTGCGACAGCACGAGGCCTAGTCTGCGCGCCTCCTCCATCAGCCCTTTAATGCCATCCTTGCCTTGATTCAGGAATGGAATCAGATCCATCCCGGCTTTCCCAAAGAGCTTCACGGCCATATCGGCCTTCTGGGCGCCGTCATGGGAACGCGCAAACGCGTCGGCGACATCAAGTAGCATCTCTTCGGTCGGCTTGAGTTGACCCGTTGCCATCGTCGCAGAGAGACCCATGGTGCGAAATAACTGGGCTCCGTCCCCAGTCTGTTTTCCCGCCTCGACCATATTGGCAGAGAGGAACTTAATACCCTTCGCGAGCTGTTCGGTGGAGACCTCTGAGAAGTTGGCCGCGTACTTGAGCCCGGCCAGCGCCTCGACCGACGCACCGGTCTTGTTACTGAGATTGAGCAACTCTTCACCGTAGTTCGCCGTAGATTTCGCCACTGAAAACAGTGCCCCGCCTACAGCCGCAAGCTGCGTCTTCCAATCCTTAATGAAGCTGTTAAACGACCCCAGCGCGCCTTGCTGCTTCGTGAGCTCGCCGCTGAACTGATCGGCCACCAGCTTGAGGACAAGAGCCAGTTCACGATTTTCTGACATTTATCCCATCCCTTCGACGTGGCGCACGGTGGGCAGACTGCCGACCAGGCCGGAGACAGCCGGCGCCGTGCCGGTCACAAATTGCGCCGTGGCGATCGATCCGATAGGCGGCGCCTGGAGTCTCACGATTTGTATCGGGGCCGTGGCGAACGGGGCCAGTCCTCCCGCGTGGATGACTGGGGCTGGTTGCTCGTATTCCTGCGCCCCGTATCCTCTGGCGTAGATCATCGGGCGCAACGGAGGACTGGCCAGCACGGCCACAGCATGGGGATAGGCCTCCATGAACGGCGCTGTCGGTTGTCCGCGGTCGACAGGGAAAGATGTGAGCGTCTTCCCCAGGTGTAGCCCTGCTGGAATCTGCCCGAAGATCTCTGGCTGCGTCTGTGTTTGATAGCCCTGTGGTGAGGCTGTGATCATTGGGCGAACAGGGACTGTCGCAGGCGTCGCACCTGCATGCGGGTATTCCGCCATGATCGGCTGAATCTGCGAGGGATTCTCTTGTGCCCTAGCCACGATCTGCCGGGTCGGTACTGAGGTGACAACGGCTGCTGCCGCATGAGGATAGCGAAACAGTTTCGCATCGGTTTGTGTCGGATC